GGCCAGGTCGGTTTCCTGGGCCGCGAGCGCGTGGACGGCAAGGTGATCCTTCCCGAGGCCATCAAGGTGCTCGAAATGAAGAGCGCCTGATCTCATGAATAGGAGGCTGAACGATCATGGCTCTTTTGACGCTTGATGACGCCAAGGAATATCTACGGGTGGATACGGCGGACGAGGATGCCATGATCTGCAGCCTCATCTCTTCCGCCGGGAGGTTGTGCATGGATGTGGCTCGACTTACAGTGGATCAATGGGCCGTCATTGATTCTGACGTAACTAAAACCAAGCGATACTCCGCCAGCGAATTAGCGACCCTGCGAGAAACACTCAGGGTCGCCATGCTTTATGCTCTGGGGTATATGTTTGAGCATCGCGAGGAAGCGGATCATCATAGTCTGATACTCACACTTCGCAATTTGCTGTTCGCTGTTCGGGAGGGTGTTGTCTGATGAACATCTCAGGGCTCAGGGTGCGTGTGACTTTTCAGCGGAATACAGCCGTTGAAGATGAATATGCCAATCACACGTCCGTGTGGACAGACTGGTTTTCATGCTGGGCAACTGTGGTAGACAGCGGCAAAAGCGCTGAAGAAACCGAGAAAGTTGCTACCACCAATGAGAATGATCGTCTGGATATCACGGTGAGGTGGTCAACCGAAACAGCAGTGGTGAATTCGAAGGAATACCGTATCCTGGTCGGCGGACGCATCTACAACATCATCGGGACCAATGAGATGGGCTATCGGAAGAACAGCCGAAAGTTCCATACCATTCTCACGCAGAGGTGATTTGCTTGGCAGACCAAAGGGTCAGTGTAGACGGGATGGCAAATGCCATCATGGAGGGGCTGCAGGAATACGCAGATCTCGCCACGGATGAATTGAAGGCCGCCGTGAAAAAGTCTGCTGCAACGGTGAGAAAAGGCATCAGCGCGAATGCGCCGGTTCGGAGTGGACGCTACGCAAAAAGTTGGAGCACGAAAACGACGGATGAGTCTTCAACAAAGCTGGAGATTACGGTCTACTCACCCAGGCGGTATATGCTTGCTCATCTGTTGGAAAAGGGGCACGCTAAGCGCGGTGGTGGTCGCGTGCGCGCTAATCCCCATATCGCTCCGGCGGAGCAGGCAGGTATTCAGGAATTAGAGGAGCGAATTGAGAAGGCGCTGTCATGACGTATACCGAAATAAAGAAGATACTGGAGGAGGCCAACTTGCCTCTTGCCTATGATCACTTCGCTGAGGGCGAGTCACCGAATCCGCCATACCTGGTATTCCTATTTCCCGCCTCGGACAATTTCGCGGCAGATGGGAGGGTATATCAGCGAATCGACCAGCTCGACATCGAGCTTTATACTGATCTGAAAGATCCGAATCTGGAGAAGAAACTGGAGACCGTGCTGGATAGGCACGGTTTGTTTTATGAGAAAACCGAGACCTGGGTCGACTCCGAACGCATGTATGAGGTGCTCTATTCGACCGAGGTACTCAGAACCGACTGATTGGGAGGGATTTTGAGATGCCCAAGAATAAGGTCAAGTTTAATCTGAAGAATGTCCACTACGCGCTGTTGACACTTTCCGCTCTGGGCGTGCCGACATACGGTACGCCAGTACCTGTACCCGGCGCGGTTTCCCTGTCACTGGATGCGAACGGAGAACCGGAAAATTTCTACGCGGATGGTGTGGTGTACTACGTCATCAACAACAACATGGGCTATGACGGCGATCTGGAGCTGGCCATGATTCCCGAGTCTTTCCGCACCGATGTGCTGAAGGAGACTCTGGATTCCAACGGCGTGCTGGTGGAGAATTCAGATTCCAACCTCGCCGCGTTTGCCCTGCTGTTCGAGTTCGACGGCGACCAGAAGCACATCCGCCATGTACTCTACAACTGCGCTGCCTCTCGCCCCGGTATCGAGGGCAAGACCAATGAGGAGAGCAAAGAGGTCCAGACTGAGACGCTGACCATCAAGGCGTCCCCTCTGGCGGATGGTACCGTCAAGGCGAAGACGGGCGATACCACCGATGCCACGATCTATGAAAACTGGTACAGCGAGGTGTACATGCCAGCGACCGAATCGGGCGCTACAGACGATGATGAGGAGGGATAAACCATGGCAGTGACCAAGACGATCAGTATTGACGGCCAGGAGGTTACCTTCCGTGCGTCAGCAGCTGTTCCACGGTTGTACCGCGTGAAGTTCCATCGGGATATCTACAAGGATCTGTCCGCGTTGCAGAAATCCCTTGGCGAAAACGATGAGAATGCCTCCAGGCTGGACTCGTTTTCCCTGGAGATGTTTGAGAACATTTCCTTTATCATGGCTAAGCATGCAGACCCGTCTATCCCCAACACACCTGAGGAATGGCTGGAGCGGTTCAACACCTTCAGCATCTATCAGGTGCTCCCGGAGATCATTGATCTGTGGGGATTGAATGTGAAGGCCGATGTCGAGGCTAAAAAAAACTTCGCCAGACTGAAAGGGAAATGACCACACCGTTGTTCCTGCTCCGGTGTCTTCAAATCGGGCTGTCTCTTCGCGACCTTGACCTGGTGACGATTGGGATGGTGAACGATATGTATGCCGAGAGCAGGAACGATGATTACAAGTACCGGGAGCTCGCCTCACAGGAGGATTTCGACAATTTCTGATACACAGATTGGAGGCTCCTTATGATCACCGAACAAAGACTCATGGTTTTGGTGACCAAATTTGATATGTTTATCTGTGAAAGCTGGCCTTGGCTGTTGGCCATACTGATCCTGTTCCTGTGCTGGATTGGAGCCATGATTTGGATTGACCAAAGGCAGTAATCACAAACGATTCTGACGGAAAGGAGGCTGTCGTATGGCGGGGCGAAACATCAAGGGAATCACCGTTGAAATCAGTGGTGATACCACTAAACTTCAGAATGCGCTTAAGGATGTCAATAAGGAAATCAGCAATACCCAAGCGCAACTGAAGGATACGGAAAAGCTGCTTAAGATGGACCCCGGCAATACAGAGCTTCTTTCCCAGAAGCAGCGTCTGCTGGGTGATGCTATCGGCGAAACGAAGAGCAAACTGGAAACGCTGAAGACTGCATCAGAGCAGGCCAATATCGCTCTCGCCAACGGTGAAATTTCTCAGGAGCAGTTTGATGCTCTCCAGCGTGAGATCATACAGACCACCGAAGAACTGAAGCGATTGGAGGAGCAGGCCAGACAGTCCGGAACGGCTGTTCAGGAGATTGCCGCGAAGGGTGAAAAGCTCAAGACCATCGGCGACAACATTACCAGCGTCGGCGAGAAATTCCTCCCTGCTACCGCTGCAGTGGTCGGACTGGGCACAGCGGCGGTAAAGACCGCTTCCGACTTTGATACCGGAATGAGCAAGGTCGCCGCCATCTCCGGCGCGACCGGCAGTGATTTGGATGACCTGCGGGCGAAAGCCAGGGAAATGGGTGCGAAGACTAAGTTCAGCGCGTCCGAGGCTGCTGCTGCCATGGAATACATGGCGATGGCCGGTTGGAAAACCAAGGACATACTGGGCGGTATCGAGGGCATCATGAACCTCGCAGCTGCATCCGGTGAAGACCTGGCTACCACATCGGATATCGTTACTGACGCTCTCACGGCCTTTGGCCTTTCTGCGAATGACGCTGGGCACTTTGCGGATATCCTGGCAGCGGCCAGCTCCAATGCCAACACCAACGTCAGCATGATGGGTGAGACGTTCAAATATGCTGCGCCCATCGCCGGTGCGCTAGGCTACAGCGCCGAGGATACAGCTCTGGCCATTGGCCTCATGGCCAATGCAGGCATAAAGAGCTCTCAAGCCGGAACGTCCCTCCGCAAGATGATGACGGAGCTGTCCGGGGAGATCAAAATCGCGGGTGAGGCCATCGGGACGGTGACGATTCAGACCACCAACGCAGATGGCTCCATGAGGGAGCTGAGCGACATCCTCATGGATTGCCGGGAGGCTTTCTCACATCTGTCTGAATCAGAAAAGGCAGCTGCAGCCGAGGCGTTGGTTGGCAAGACCGCCATGAGCGGATTCCTGGCCATCATGAACGCCTCCGAGGCGGACGTAAACAAGCTGTCTGAGGCGATTGCCAACTGTGATGGCGTATCCCAGCAGATGGCCGACACCATGCAGGATAACCTGGAAGGCCAGCTAACCATCCTGAAATCACAGCTGCAGGAGTTGGCCATCTCCTTCGGAGAGATCCTGATTCCGGCAATCCGGGGTATCGTGAGCGCAATTCAGGGCGTTGTTGACTGGTTGAACAGCCTGAGCGAAGGCACGAAACGGATCATAACCACAATAGCGCTGCTTGTCGCGGCAATAGGGCCTGTACTGATTGTTGTTGGCAAGGTGATGTCTGCTATCGGCACCATCATGACCTGGGCGCCGAAAATAGCCGGGGCGATCAGCACAGTCATGTCCTGGGAACCGAAAATCATGTCGGCAATCACCGCCGTGAAAGGCGCAATCAGCTCATTGTGGGCGGTGCTCGCCGCAAACCCGATAGTTCTGATTATCGCGGCGGTGGCCGCGTTGGTCGCAGCCTTTATCTACCTATGGAATAATTCGGAAGGTTTCAGGAATTTCTGGATAAACCTGTGGGAGACCCTTAAGAACGCGGTCACGGTTGCTGTGGAAGCAATAGGGAATTTCCTGTCCCAGGCATGGACCGCAATTACCACCACGGCACAGACTGTCTGGACAGCAATCAGTGAGTTTTTCTCCGGCGTCTGGGAGGGAATAAAAAGCATTGTCACGACGGTGACGGAGGCAATTTCCGCCACAATAACAGCGGCATGGACGTCGATTTATGACTTTTTCGAGCCGCTGCTCTCAGCGCTCCAGTATCTGTTTGAAACCATCTGGCAGGCCATTCAGATTCTCATAGAGATGACGCTGGACGCGATCAGCGCGAAGGTGCAGGAAATCTGGAACGGCATCGTCGCTTTCCTGACGCCGGTT